AGCACCCTGAGCCGTATAACTCGTAGATGCTTTAGCGGTTAATTGATAGTCTATAATTTTTGAATAAGCCCAATCCTTGAGGTAACGTTTTGTCATATGGCTGTTTGTCTATTTCCAAGCATTAAAAAAGAAGAGAAAACCGGATTTTGGCTTTCCCTTCTATTTAACTGTTTATAATTTTATTTTTTTATCTTAACCTGCTTTGGCTTTGACCATTTGCCCTGATAAGTTTTCTTTCCTTTGACAACAATGGCTTTTGCTCTTGCATACAATTTTTTAGCCTTTTTAAACTTGCTATTTGATACACTATATGTCAATTTCTTAGTTGTTTTTGTCACTATTGTCTTTTTAAACTTCTTATCTTTTGCAATCTGTACTTTGTACTTGGTTGCGCCTTTAACTCTCTTCAATGTAAGACTTATTTTCTTAGCATTTTTCTTTTTAATTGCTTTTTTAACAACTGCCTTTCCAACCTTTACAGATGATTTTTTTGTAGTCTGACTTGGTTGTTTTTTAGTTGTTGTTTGTGCATTTGTATTTGAATCCTGTGGCTTTGTAGTTGTTGGTTCTGCAGTAGTTGTTGGTTCTGCAGTAGTTGTTGGTTCTGCAGTAGTTGTTGGTTCTGCAGTAGTTGTTGGTTCTGCAGTAGTTATTGGTTCTGCAGTAGTTGTTGGTTCTGCAGTAGTTGTTGGATTTGCAGTAGTTGTTGGATTTGTAGTTGGTTCCTCGTATTCTGAATATGCAGGATCTGCAAGTTCTGCAGGTGTTTTTCCTGAGAGTCCAGGGTCTGCCTTAATTGACACAGTTTTCTTTAATCCAAATGATTCTACATTGTTACTTGTATACTGTGATCTTACTTCTACTTCATATGTACCTGTCGCAAGTCTGTTTTCATAGTAACTTGCCACATTCCCATTGATTCCTACCTTGATACAAACACCATCTACAAAAAGATTCAATCTCTGACCTGTTAAATCTGCCACATCAGACCATGCAATAGTAAATCCATAGTCTATACCTTCTGTTAAAATTGAAAGTCCAAGTGGTAATGTTGGCTGATTTGGTTTGTCAAATGACTGTGCATTATCTATAACCTCACCTTTAACAGTAACCTTTGATGACTGACCAAATGATGGTGCCGCCAAAGCTGACTCTCTGCCTTCTGCATCCACTGCTGATAAATATGCCAGATATTCACCTGATGATACACTTTCCAATATAATATTTGATTTGGTAATTCCATCTACATAGACACGTCTGTAAGGTGTACCTGTCTTTGCATCAAATAAATATAAATTGTAACCTACAACTGATGAATCTGCTGATGGAATACTTGCTTCTGATGATGGTGCCCATGCAACACCTAATTTATTGTCTGCCTGCGCCGGATTGTCAGCAGGAACTTCCGGATTTCCTGTAATATAACTTAATCCTGCAGGTGTTTTTGGACCTATGCAATCAACAGGATATGTGTAATTAAGAGTTGCTCCTGTTACTGTAAAGCTAACTTTTTCTGATAATGTTCCCTCACCCATGCTGTTTACATTTGCAGCCTGCGCTGTATATGAACCTGCTGGAAGTCCACCTACTACACCGCCTTTTGTAGCATTGCCAATCTTTGTAACTAACTCTCCATCCTTGTAAATATAAATGACTGTTGCTGTAACTGTTGGATCATATCCAGCTACATTTGCTGGGTCATCGGCTCCTGCCCATGCAAACATAATTGCATTTTCAATTGTATCCGAACCACTTTTGCTAACAGCAACAAGTCCTATTACTTCCTTAGGTAATGATGTTGCTGCACTTACATTGCTTGTTGGATAGTATGTAATCGAAGATACTATCATTGCAATGGCACAAATAATCGCACCAAATTTCTTTAATCTTTTCATTTCATAAACCTCTCTTTCATTTGATTAAATATACATTGTAATTATACACTTATAAAAAGTTATGTGTTAGTATCTTATTTTTATATAAGGGATTAATTTTTTAGAAAAGTGTTTTAATTTTAAGATTTTCCATATATATGTACAAACACAAAAAAATCCTAAAAATGGCAAAAAAAGTACGAGACGTGTTGCGGGTGTCCTGTGGACACCTCTGACGAAGTCAGAAGCAACGACCGAGGCGACAGCCGAGAAATCGAACCTTCGAGCCTGAACTCAGGCTCGATTTTGCAATAAAAAAGGGCACCTGTTAAGGTACCCATTTTATTGCAAAAAAAGAAGCGCGAGACGGGGATCGAACCCTATTATACAAAATCAGCAAAACTCCTTTATTTATCGCAATCCCTTTATTTATCGGCAGTGTAGCGTTTTACATAATTGTGATTGAAGTGACTAAAAAGGTATGTTTTGGATAAAATGCAACGCAAAATGCAACGCAAATGCAACGCAAAATAGCCCTAGAAGTTAATCTAATGCTATAGTTTATAGTTTTGAAAAATAATCATTGGTCATATCTGTATATTTTCTCTGATAGTCTGTTAAGGAATTTCTGTAAATAGCTTTCAGTGTCTTGTCAGAACTCCATCCACCACGTTCCATTATGTAAACGTCAGGAACTCCAATAGCATGCATTATTGATGCAGAGTAATGTCGTAAATCGTGAAATCTAAAATGAGGTAGTTTCAAATGCTTCACAGCAGAAGCAAAATTTCTTGTCAATGTTCGTGGAACAATATGCACCAACTTTCCACTTTTTGGTAATTCATCAATGACAAATTGGGGTAACTCTATAACTCGTGTGCTGGATGTATTTTTTGTTGCTTTTAGGATAAGTCCTTTATCGTGAGCATCAACTAATGCTTTATTAACCGTAAGTTTATTTCCATGAACATCATCAGCAGTAGCACCACAAACTTCTGAACGTCTCAAGGTGCCATAAGCTGCAAGATAAACAGCAACGAGCATATCTTTATTATCTTGGTCTTTAAAATATTGTATGAGTTTCTTTACGTCACTATCTGTAGGAATATATATGTCTACATCTTTTTTCTTCTGTGGCAATTTCACTTTAAAATTGAATGGTATATCTGCATAGTCAATTGCAGAATGAAACAAACCATATGTATTCAATACTGTTTTAGGTGAAAGTCTTTGATTCAAGTCACCAATCCAACGTTGAAGGATATTTGAGGTAAGAACATTTATTGGTGAATCTAAGATTGCCTTATAATGATTTCTGTAGGAACATTCATATCCGCTGATGGTTGTTGGAGACAGCGTTGTTCGTTTAGAATCAATGTATTCTGATATAATTTGACCAACAGTGCAGTTACCTTTATCTTCTTTGCAGTCATTTTTGTTCATTTGATATTCAGTGGCAAGATACTCACTTTCCTTTTTCGTGTTTGCAGTGAAAGACTTATAATGTCTTTTGCCTTTTTCATCAACATAGTCAAATACCAATGTTCTCCATTTCCCTGATGATGTTTTCTTTGCTTTAGCCATATTGTATCTCCTTTCTCCCCTAAAAAGGGTATAAAAATAACACCCAGCCTATGAACAGTAGTTCTGATTGACCAGATGCTCCTAAAAGTGATAAAATACAACTTGGTTAGGGTGATATTTTATCACTTTGAGCTGGTCATTAGTGGCTGGCTCTTTTTTTATTTGTAATAATTATTTATTATGTGCAATTACATCAAGCATTGATAATACCTGTTGAGCTTCAGTTGTAGCCTGAAAATAATCTTTTGTTCCAACTTTTACAGCTTTAGTTACAATAGGAATGCAAATGCAAGGTGTCTTGAAATCATTTAAGGTTACTCTAATAATAAGAGATTCAATTTTTTTCTTCTGTTTTCTTTTTCCGGTAATGCCACCGGCAACTGCACCGGCAGCACCAAAGGCTAAACCACCTATTAATGCTTGTCCTACACCACCACTTACGACAACAGAATCATCAGCTAAAAGCTCATAGCTTACCAAGTCATCAAAGCTATACCAATTTTTGTTTCCTGATGAACTAATGCTATTTCCTATTAGGTTTGATAGACCAAGAGAATGTATTGATAAAGCACCTTTTAAAGCTTTTCCGACACCTGTACCCTTATGTTTTGGAACATATCCTTTAATTTGAAAAGTTCTATGTTGTTCGTCCACCTTAATTACATTAACTTTTGATGTAGCATGATTTCTGTCATTCCAAGATGCTAAAGCTTTACCTGCGAAATCCTTTACTGTGTCGCTGATATTAGTTGTAGATTCTTCTGTTTCATCTTCCACAATAGAATCCTGCTCTACAAATTCATCAGAATTAGAAGTAGCATCATTTGAATCTACTGAATATTCAGTAGGACATCCACATTCAGGACAAGCAGAAGCTTTATCTGAAAATTCCTTTCCACATTCCACGCATTTTATTATTGCCATACTTTTTCCCTCCTTAAAATTAATTATATTGCTTTATTACATTTACTGAATTAAATCCAAATTCAATAACATAATTCATGTACTTTATATAACATCCATATTTATGCATATAAGCATTTATTGTGTCTACAAGAAATTGCTCTGTGACACCAAGATAAGTTGCTGTTTCGTATAAATTACTGCAATGGTGTTCAAAAGCATCTATAAAACCTTGTAAATCTATTAGTTTGTTGTAACTCCAAATTCTAGCTTTCTGCTCCTGATTGCGATTGGAAGCAGAACTCATATTAAGTATATTGCCGGCAGAAGTATGATGGTGTCCTAATTCTTCTGCTAAAACACAAAGTCTTTCGGCAGTAGTTTGTAATTTGGTACTAATTCCAACAGTTCCGTCACAATATAGACCTTTGATATTTGGACTGTTAAAAGAATAATCCACAATTTCTATACCATCATTGCGGGCTTCTGATTCTAATTGCTCTAACTGATTCAAGTTATCACCTCCCCACTAAAGTATATCTTATGAAGTGTCCCATAAATGGGACGTATTGAAAAAATAAAATAATTTGATATAATATACTTAACAAGAGAACCGAAAGCTAGATTGAGCCTAGCTTCTGGTTGTGATAGTAAGTTAAGAAGTAACGTCTACCTTTACCAGAGAGAGGACGTTACTTTTTTGCATTAATGATAGCTAATACAAGAGTGATAACAGCGCAAAGCATAATTACAAATGTGAATAAATCAGAATATGTAACCATTGGCATCAGCTCCTTTCGTAAAATTCAGAAGCCAGCCAACCGCCCCTTCGGTTCCCCTGGTAAGTATATTATATTTCATTGTGCTATTTTCTTTTATTCTTTACAAACTCCACAAAGTTTTTAATTTCATCCATTTCTTCCTCTGAAAATTCTTCCCCCTCAAAGTGTGCTGCAAGAGTATTGACTTGATTAGATAAAGAATGATTATCATTATCATCAAACCAATAGGATATATCTACATTAAATATATTTGAAAAAATTAATAACTTGCTTTGAGGTAAATCAACCAATCCCTTTTCAATTTTTGAAATAGAAGTTTTATCACTATAACCTACTTTATGTGCTAATTCTGTTTGGGACAAATTATTAATTTCTCTTAAATTCTTTATTTTTAATCCAATGCTTTCTTGTAAAGTCATATTATTCACCTCGCTTTTGTAAATAGTATCATAAAAGAGAACTAAATTCAACTTTTTTGTGAAAAATAGTTGACAGATATTCAACTTAATGATAAGATACAGATAGTTGAATTAAATTCAACGGAAAGGAGGAAAACCTTGAAGATATTTGATAATATTGATAAGGAAACAAAAAAGTCTATCAGAGACACTCTCATAAACGCTCTGATAGACCTAGTAATAGGAATAATCCTATTGCTAATTGGTAGGCTGTTCTAATCAGCCAGCAGGGGCGAAAGCCCTTGCTTAACTTAAATATTATCATATCAAAAAGGAAAAGTAAATATGCTCAAATTTCTAGGAATATACTTTATTTTTATAGGCATATGTAAATTGGCATATGCGTTATATATAAGGTATAAAGGTAAGTTGTCCTAACGACTATACGGGGATGAAGTACTACAGGGGGAACATCTGGGTATGTACTTTAATATATGCAGATGTTCCTATTGGTGGAGAAAGGAGAAAAAGCATTGACGGATGAAAAGTTACTAGGAGATGCAATAGAAAAATCAGGTCTTAAAATTACTTATATAGCTCAAGCTCTTAATTTAAGTCGAGAAGGTTTTTATAAGAAGATAAATAATCAGACAGAATTTAAAGCGAGTGAAATTTTAAAACTCCAGAAATTATTAAATTTAACTAATAAGAGAAGAGATGAAATTTTTTTTAATACAAAAGTTGAATAAAAATCAACTAATGAGTAATATAAAGATGAATACAAGGAGGACCACAATGTTATTAAAATTCAAAAAGCACAGCAACGGCTGGAGCATTAAAAAAAGAAAAAAGAGGACACGCAGACTACCAACCTTTTATCAGGTGGTATAAAAACGAGCGGGCATTAAGAATTTGGTATCGCACATTTTACACAAGAGATTTTCAATTTTAGGAGGAAAGAAAAAAATGGAAAATAAGCAAAACATATGCGTTTTACTGACGATTGTATTACGTGAAACAGATAATTTGAAAGACTTAAAAAGCTTGGAATATGACGCAGAGCATGAAGTTGTAACAGCAACATTTACTAACGGAGCGGTTAAACATGCCAATGTGGCAATGGATTCAGGAACATCAATGATTAGAGACATCATAAAACAGATTGTTTAAAACATTGGAAGTTGGATAAGAATTGGAGGAGCAAAGATGATTGAAGTTAATAAGGAAAAAGGAATTATACTTTCGGGAAGCATACTGGACATAATGAGCGAAACGTCTGCGTTATTAACGGCTGTAAAGGAATTCCTGACAGATAAACTTGGTGAAAAGGATGCTACATTTTATTATCTCCAGATATTAAAACTGGCTGAAATGACAGATGATGAAGTAGAAAAGAGCATTAAATCAATGTTAGATGAAATATTGGATGGGTTTGGCAAAAAAGGTTGACAAACCTCGTGCTTTACAGCACAAGGTAAACCTCGAAGAAAGTCGTATCATTATGGTATCAAAACGAAAGGAGTACAGAATGATACAAACGACAATAAGAATACCAAAGGAACTACACCAGAAGTTAAAAGAGCTGGCAAAGAAGAAAGGCTTGACAGTCAATGCTTTGATTGTGCAGGCACTATGGAAGTTGTAGGAGAAGAAGGAGGTGGCGAGTATGCCTGTAAGAAATTCAATAGCAGACAGAATTAACGAAACAAGGATAATTCTAAAAACTGCATTAATAAGAAATAACAAAGTACCAAAGGACATTGAAAAGCGAAAAATAATGCATGCGAATACATTCTATGTGAAGCAGGCTAAGACTGACAGGCTTAAATTAAGTGACTTATGGAGATTGGATGACATGCTTCATTTTACGGATGAAGAAATATTAAAAATGTTTGGAAGATAGGAGGAAGGTTTAAATGAATAAACAGTCTAATGAAAGATTAGAAGTAAGAGAAGTAAAAAAAGAAGAGCCTGAATATACACCACTACATTCAAGCTCTAACAAAAACAAACCAATTAAAGATTATCACACTTTGACAGAAAAGTACAGAGTCGCAAACAGATACAAAAATCTGATGATTGGTATCGTTGTGGCGATTCTGATGTGGTACAACAATTGGATTTGTGTTGACAGTATTCCAATGAAGCTGTTGTATTCAGCAGGAATGGTGTTAGCAACAAGCCTATTGTGTGGAGCAGTGGACGAGATTTTGATGGAGGAATAGGCAATAGTTACCAGAAAGAGTTTTCCGACCAAGGAATTATGGTTGGAAGCAAGAAAAGGCAAAATAGGTGGTTCTGATGCAGCAGCAGTGTTAGGTCTTAATCCGTACAAAACAAATGAAGAGCTTTGGAAAGAAATGGTAGGAATTAAAGAACCTATTGATATTTCGGACAAGCCTTATGTTATCTACGGAACAAAGGCGGAAGAACATATAAGAGCAATATTTGCATTAGACCACCCGGAATATAAAGTTGAATACTTTGGTGACAACATGCTTCTTAATGATAAATATCCGTTTGCTCATGCATCACTTGATGGAGAACTAACAGAAATTGAAACCAGACGAAAAGGCATATTTGAATGTAAGACCAGCGAGTTGTTCGGTTCAATGCACAAGGAAAAATGGGATGGCGAACACATTCCTGATAACTATTACATACAGGTGCTGCATTACCTGATGGTAACAGAATATGAGTTTGTGGAGTTAAGAGCGCAGATTAAAAGTGTTTGGAACCAAAGAATAAGACTTATCACAAAGGATTATCACATTGAAAGAGAAGATGTGACAGAAGATATAGAAATACTAAAAAAGGAAGAATATGAGTTTATCAAATCAGTTAAGCAGAGAAAACAACCGGCTCTGATTCTTCCGGAGATTTAATGGAGGAAATAAATGGAATTAGAAATTTACAACCCAACTAAAGAAAATACAGTTAAACAGATTGACTGGAACTTTGAAGAATTAAAGAAAGAAATAACAGAAAAGGCAGAAATGTATGGTTCTTTGGTGTATACAGATGAAAACATCAAGGAAGCAAAAGTGGACAGAGCAAAATTAAACAAGTTCATTAAGGTTTTAGAAGATAAGCGAAAAGACGTTAAGAAGATGATGCTTGAACCTTATACACAGTTTGAAAGTCAGGTTAAGGAATTAGTATCGATCATTGGTGAAGCAAATGACAATATTGCTTCTCAGGTAAAAGCCTACACCGAAAAGTTGAGAGAAGAAAAACGTGAAAAGGTAAAAGAAATCTATGATAAGGCAATGTCTGTTGAAGGAGCAGAAGGCATTGCAGAGATTTTAACGTTTGACAGAGTATTCAAGGAAAGCTTTTTAAACAGCTCAACAACTTTTAAATCTATTGTAAACGAAATTGAAGATTTGAGAGACAGAGTGAGACATGATCTTGAAGTAATTAATGCTGATACCGGAGAATACCAGTTTGAAATGAAGCAGGCATATCTTAAGAACCTGGATATGACTGAAGCTATATCAGTTAAGCAGCAGTTTGAAGAAAACGCAAGAAAGAAAGCTGAATATGAAGCAAAGCGTAAGGCTGAAATGGAAGAGCGAAAAGCCAGAGAAGAAGCAGAAGCACAGAAAGTTGTTCAGGCAGGTAAGCAGGTAGTAGTGGAACAGCAACCGGAAGAAACACAGCAGGAGGTTGAAGCTACAAAGATAGTTGAAGCAACAGTTACAGAGGAGAGAAAATTTACAGTTTCTTTTAAAGTTTATGGCACACAGAAACAGCTTAGAGAGCTTAAGGAATTTTTAACAAGCAACAATATAGAATATGGTCCAATACAGTAGGAGGAAATGAAAATGGCAGTATCAAACAGTTTAGCAAAGAGAAGTAAGGAAACAAGTTTTACAGCATATCTTAAGAATGATGCAGTAAAGAATCAGATTAATGGTGTAATAGGTGGAAAGAACGGTCAACGTTTCATCAGTTCAATAGTAAGTGCGGTTGGTAATAACCCAACATTGCAGGAGTGTGAGAACTCTTCAATAGTAAGTGCTGCACTTTTAGGTGAGAGTTTAAATCTTTCACCAAGTCCACAGTTAGGTCAGTATTACATGGTTCCGTTTAAGGATAACAAGGCAGGCATTAAGGTGGCACAGTTTCAGTTAGGCTACAAAGGTTATATTCAGTTAGCCATCAGATCAGGACAGTATAAGAAATTAAATGTGTTAGCCATTAAGAAAGGCGAATTAATCAGATTCGACCCACTTAATGAAGACATAGAAGTAAATCTCATTGCAGATGAAAATGAGAGAGAAAAGGCAGAAACAATTGGCTATTATGCAATGTTTGAATATACAAACGGATTTAAGAAAGCCATGTACTGGTCAAAGGAAAAGATGAAAGCTCATGCAATTAAGTATTCACAAGGTTATGCAGCAGACATAAAGAAAGGAACAAAGTGGACTTTCTGGAGTAAGGACTTTGATGGAATGGCATATAAGACAATGCTTAGACAGATTATCAGCAAGTGGGGAATTATGAGCATTGACATGCAAAGAGCTATTGACAGTGACATGGCAGTCATTAATGAAGATGGAACAAGAACATACGTGGATAACGAGCCAGTTGAACAGCAGGAATATGAAGAAGTCAGTGTTTCAGAAGAAAACCAGGAAATTGTGCAGGAACAGACACAGAGCAGCAACGTAACAGTTGAAACACCAACTGATAACACAACAACAAATAACATAGAAGAAAAGGATGTACAGTCAGCATTTTTTAATTTTTAGTAACAGGCAACAGTCAGGAATAGGAAAAATATTTTAATCACGAAATAAGCCTGCTGAATTTACAGCAGGCAGGAAAGGAGGTTGGTTAATTGAAAGAAAGTATAAAGATAGTTGACTACATTCCTTTTGGTAAAGAAAATGCCATATCAAGGCAACAGTTGGAAAGAGTAACCGGATTAAGTGATAGAGACGTAAGAGAAGCAATATCGTTGGCAAGAAGAAATACGGTTATATTGAATCTTTCAAACGGAAAAGGATACTTCCAACCAATTCAGGGAGAAGAAGATGATTTGGTAGTGAAGTATTTTAAGCAGGAAGACAGCAGACTAAAAAGAATTGGCTGGTCCTTGCTGGCAACACGAAGAAGGGTAAAGGAGATACAGAATGGAAATGCAGTTTAAGGTTCCGGGCCCACCAAAGGGAAAGGCAAGGGCGAGAACATTTTATAATCCAAAACTTGGGAGAATGCAGAGCATTACTCCTGAGGGAACTGTTCTCTATGAAAACCTGATAAAAACAAGTTATGTTCAGCAGGCAAAAGAGAACAGGTTTGAAGGGTATTTTAATAAAGAGCCTATTCACATGTACATTGAGGCAGTTTTCGAAATACCCAAAAGTACAAGCAAGAAAAGACGTTTGTTAATGGAAGCAAGAGAAGAACTTCCATGTAAGAAACCAGATGCGGATAATATAGCAAAGGTTATATGTGACGCATTAAATAAAGTAGCTTATGGAGACGATACACAGATTTGTGAACTGGAAGTACATAAAAGGTACACAGAGCAGAATGAAGAAGCTGGTGTGTTGGTAGGCATAGAGACTACGCAAGGAGACTAAGAGAATGGCAAGACCAATAAAAAAAGGTTTGGAATACTTTCCCTTTGATGTTGGTTTTTTCTCAGATAAAAAGGTGAAAATCTTGAAAAGCAGATATGGAGCAGATGGCATAGTTATATACCAATATCTGCTTTGCGAGATTTACAAGGAGAATGGTTACTTTCTAATTGTTGATGAAGATTTTGAATACATTATTTCAGATGATTTAAACATGGAAAGCAACAAGGTGAAGCAGGTATTAAACTTCTTATTGGAACGGTCACTGTTTGATAGCAAACTTTTTCAGTCGGACAAGGTTCTTACCTCTGCCGGAATACAAAAAAGGTATCAGGAAGCTGTTAAGACAAGAGCCAGCAAAAAAGCAATTGTAGTTGATAATTATTGGCTTTTGAGTAAGGAAGAAACAGCATCCTATATTAAAGTTACCCTTTTTGAAGATAAATCCGAGATTAATAAGCATAAATCCGAGATTAATCCTAATTTGTCTGTAGAAAAAACACATAAAGTAAAGGAAAGTAAAGTAAAGGAAAATAAAGAAAATAAAAGCAGTGGTTATTTTTCTGATAAAAAATTAAATGAATTATTCGAGCAATATCTGATAATGCGTGAGAAGAAAGGAAAACCGGTGGTTGGCTATCAGTTAAAGATTTTAATTGACCGCTTAAATCAGGTGGCAGCAAACACAAAAGAGAAGATAGAAGTTGTTAGTAATGCAATAGCAGGAGATTGGAACACATTTTATCCGATTAAACGTAACACAAAGAAAAACACCTTTGCTGCATTTGAGAAACGTGAATATGATCATGATGCATTGGAAAAGCAGGCACTGTTAAATAACCGGAAGATGTTTGACGATATGAAGAAAGGAAAAACTAATGAACAGATTTAATTCTAACGTGGTTGTAGAGATAAATAATAGAATTGCAGAACTGGACCGACAGGAGTTTATGATTCAAATGGCAGATTTTTTATCATACGAAGACAAAGAACAGTTGAGAGCAATCGCAAGGGAAAGAGCAGAGCTGGAACTAAAAAGAAAACAGTTAGGCAACTAGCCAGCAGGAGGAACAGCGTTAGTGAGAAATACGGAAAAAGCATTTGGACACATATTAACGCATGAAGAAGATTTATTCGTTAATTTTGGAAGACCGAGAAGTTATGCTGTGAAAGCATTCAGGTCAAAACCATATGCAAATGAATTAAAAATTGGAGGAAGTAAAAATGGCAAAAATGTCAAAAGAGGAGCAGGCAAGACGTGAGGGAATGGCTTATGCGTTAAGGCTTGCCAAGAAACAGGGCATTGAAGCATTAGAAGAAGATCTAAAAATGCGAAATGCGATAGATCTACCTTTAAGGGTATCTAAGGCAGATTTAGATAAATTCAGTGATAATGTTAAGTACAATACAATTCTATACATAAAAATTCTAATGGCCGTAACAATGCATGATGAATTTGGTTTTGGTAACAAAAGAATTAAGCAGATGTTTAAAAGATTTGACCTAAAAGCTGAATGTATTGCAGAGGATTACAGCAATTGGGAAGAGCAGGTAAAAATAATTGCAGAAGAATGCGGAATTGATATGGAGACTGAAAGAAGAGACTTGAGAACAGTAATTAAATAAAAAAATCGAAAGGAGAAGAGTTGTGCGCACATAAAAGAATTCTTACTCCTGGAAGAAATGGAAGGACAATTTGAATTTTTAATAGAGAAAAATGAATATGTAACAAAAGATGCTCCTGATTTTGTAAAGAATGCATGGAAGAAAGCAAAGCAAGACAAAAAAAGAGAATTTACGGAGAAACAGAATCTTGCATATGAGGACAAGTTATCAAGACAAAAAGGTATAGCATGGGAGTTTTATGATGAAATGCATGAACGTGGACTTAATGCTCATGTATCTGTTGGTGGTTTAGATAGTATTACGCTATACATATGGCTTAAAAGCATAGGAATAAATGTACCGGGAATATCTGTATCGGGAGTTGAAGATAAAAGTATTCAAAAAGTACACAAAGCATTAGGTATAGAAATTGTTAAATCATACAAGACAAAGGTTGATGTATTAAACAATATTGGTTTTCCAGTAATAAGTAAGCGTATTGCAGGAAAAATACAGTTACTTCAAAATCCTACAGATAAGAATAAGACTGTAAGACATGCAATTATAACAGGAGAATGTGGAGAGTTAGGACATTTTGCAAAGAATAGCAGAATGAAATTGCCACAAAAATGGTTGAATTTATTTGGTGGTTACGAAAATGAGAATGAAGGTGTTAATTATAGCAAACCTGATTTTAAAGTATCAAACGATTGCTGCTATTACCTGAAGGAAAAGCCTTGTGATGATTGGGCAAAAGAGCATAATTCACATGCATATCTTGGAATGATGGCATCAGAAGGTGGTCAGAGAGAAGAAGCTCTTGTGGAACATGGATGTAATTACTATGGCAAGACAACCATCAGATCAGCACCATTTGCAATCTTTTTAAGGCAAGACATATTGAAGTTAGCCTTAGAAATGAATCAATGGTATTTAGAGCATATAGACATTTTTGAACAATTATATATGCAACAACCTTATAGCAGAAATAAGGAAGGAAAGATAATTCCATATGAACCACTTAAAACAATCATTCCAGAAATATATGGTGTGATTGAAAAAGAACCAGATGGAACACTAAGAACAACAAAAGCTCAAAGAACCGGATGCTCAATGTGTGGATTTGGAATACATCTTGAAAAAAGACCACACAGATTCGATAGATTGAGAGAAGAAAATCCTAAAGAATGGGAGTTTTGGATGTACAAATGTTGTATAGATGAAGCAACAGGAGAACAGTACGGATGGGGCAAAGTGTTGGATTATATAGGAGTTGAATGGGAAGATGTTCCAGTAAAGCAGATGACAATAGATGATTTAATAAAATGTTAAGAAATGTTAAGGAGTGAGAGGAATGTTGTGTGCCATATGTAGAGGAATGGTTGTTCTCCGAATACGAAGAACCAGAAGTTGATTGGTCGAAAGTCAAGGTTGATACACCGATATATGTTAGAGATACGGAAGAGGAAGAATGGCGAAAAAGACATTTTGCTGGATTTGAAGATGGAGAAGTCTCTGCTTGGAATGGAGGCTTAACATCTTGGACTGCAGATGATGAAAAAAATGTGCGTTTTTGGAAATATGCAAAATTAGCAGAAAGTGTGGAATAAATGGATAGAATTGAGTGTTTAGCAGAAGATAACAGATGTCCCGAATGTGGAAGTAAGAGAATAGTAGAATGCTGTCAATATCCCTTGTATGTGGATAATGATGTAAGAACTGGGAAAGAGATATTCAAAGACCCTTTAACCGGTAAGAGAATATACAGGCCCAGTAATAGGCTACTGGCCTCAATGTATAAAGCTAGTCAGTTTGATGTGCAATGTTGGAATTATGAATGTTCAAAGTGTGGTTGGATAAGTGAGTTATTTGCACAGTAAGGAAGGTGATTTATATGTGTATGTATTGTGAAAGAAGAAAAGATGTTAAATATGGATGGGAACAACCTAAGCTGCCATATCATAATCAGGAAGATATTTCTGCTAATTTAACAAGTAATGTTTTGGCAAATGAAAAATGGAATGGTGCAATTCACGATTACCAAACGGCATGTCCTGAATTAATTTTGACTTGTCCAGGTTATTTCAATGGTGAAGGTATTGGTACAATTTATATTCCAATTAAATATTGTCCTGAATGCGGTAGAAAATTAGGAGGTAAAGAATGAGATTAATAGACGCAGATAAAATAGACTTTAATGAAGTGTTTGTGGGAGCAAGTAAGTTTGCAGAAGATACAAGACAAGCAGGAAAAATGCTTATTGATGCACAGCCAACAGCTTATGACGTGGATAAGGTTGTAGAGCAATTAGGTAAAAAACAAAATAATAAAGGATTTGGAGGCACAATTCAAGAAATATTTTATGATTCAGGTTTAGAGGATGCAATAGAAATAGTGAAAGGCGGTGGAATAGATGGAAACACCAATACTTGATGTATGTTGCGGTAGTAAGATGTTTTACTTTGATAAAAATAATCCCCAAGTAACATTTATGGATTGTAGAGAATTAGAAGATGTCTTATGTGATGGCAGAAAATTAGAAATAAAACCTGACATAATAGGTGATTTCCGAAACATTCCATTTACGGACAATAGTTTTTCTATGGTTGTGTTTGACCCACCACATTTACTTAGAATTGGAGAAAATTCGTGGATGGCTAAAAAATACGGAAAACTGTCAGATACATGGAGAGAAGATATAAGCAAAGGTTTTTCAGAGTGTTTGAGAGTATTAAAGCCTAATGGTACTTTGATATTTAAGTGGAACGAAGAGCAGATAAAATTATCAGAAATACTGCCATTGTTTTCGAAAAAGCCAATATTAGGAAACAGAAGAGCAAAGACACATTGGCTGGTATTTATGAAAGAGGGTGGTTAAATGGCGTGCATATTCGGAATTGAAGCACCTTGTGACGAGTGCAGAATGTGCGAGAGGGTACAAGCTGGAGACAGCGAAGAAGAATAGAAGCAACAGAACATTGACAATTGAATATTGGTAGTTGCGTGTGGTATAATTTTCTTATCAATTTAAGGAAGAGGATTTTATCATGGAAATAGTGGATAAGCTTTTAGATTTAGTTAAAACACTACTAGACAAATATTTATTTCAATCACTTGTAGCAACAGCGGGGATGATAATTACAATAGCACTTTTGCCGAAAGATTTTTTTATGCAAAATAAGGTTTCAGATAATGAATTGAAGGTGTTAATTTGGATACTGTATTTTTTGATTGTTTGTTTAATTCAGTTTATTTACAAAAAAAATAAAAAGTGGTATTTGAGTAAAAAAAATAAAAAAATATTAGATGAAAAGGAAAAGATTAGTAGAGAATTAGAAGAAATAGAGACAATAGAAAACTTAAGAAAAATTATAGTAAATCTTAATCCTTGCGATAAGGAAATGTTGCTAAAAGCAATTGAAGAAGAACAGAAAATTTTTTCTTTAGAAGATAGAACATATAAAGGCACGCTATTAAATAGTGAATTTGTTGACATATTGAAAAAATACACGAAAAGGGAAGAGGTAAACATTCCTAATGATGCAACCAAAGCGATTTTATTTTGTAATCGTGAAGAGCATTATACGGATATTAAAATTAGAGATGATTTCCTTTATTTTGTTAAAAAAGTTTATGTTATATATGGGAGACAATGTTTTGAAAGTGAGTAAGAATTCATAAACAGACCAACTACCAATATTCGGTGGTTGGTTTTTTTATGCCCGGAAGGAGAGTGAGCAGTGATAATATCATACATACTTTTGTTAATAAATGCAGTATTTCTAGGATATTGCATGTATAAGTTAGGACAGGAAGAGTACAAAGAGGAGGAAAAGAAAAACAGTGGAAATGACAGCAAAGGAGTATCTTAATCAGGTAAGGAATCTTGAATCAAAAATGAAGATGCTTAAAGAAGAGATAGACACATTAAGAGAGATGGTAGTAAGTACCGGGGCAGTTCAGCAGGAGGAAAGAGTAATGTCTTCTGGAGCACAGGACAAGATGGCTGAGACAATATGCAAGATAAACGAAAAGGAAGATGATTGGAACAATCTTATGCGTGAATTTGCTTTAGCTAGAGCAGAGGTAATTATTAGCATACAGAAGTTAAACAACACTGACTATGAGCAGATACTGTACAAGCGGTATTGCCAGAGCAAGAAGTGGGAAGAGATAGCAATGGAAATGAACTATAGTTATAGATGGATTCTAAAGTTACATGGCAGAGCTTTGGAAGAGTTTAGAAAAATTAACAAATTAGCATAGTTCACAATAGGACATATTAGTTCACATTACATAATGCTATAATGGTATTGTGTTAAGAATGGTTGATGTTTTAATTTTTTCATTCCCCCATAAGATAATTAGTATAGTTCGGAAAAGACACCTTAGGGTGTCTTTTTTCGTGGGAGAAGTATTAATTGACAAAGTATAGAAAAGATGTGAAGATTATAGATGAGGGAAGTAGTTTACGAGTGAGAACAATGGGTGCAACCAAACAATGCACCAGTGCAAAAAGACCAGCCAATAGGTTGTGAGTACACAGGTGAGGTTGTGACAGAGGAGGCGGTTGAAATCCGTCCGCCCTTATTAATAGAGCTTTTGCAATTAAGCAAGGCTCTATTTTTTATACACAAAAGTAAGAGAGGTGGTGTTGTGAGCAATGAATTAAAAAAATATGAACAGGCAGAAACAGACTATATGAATGGTCTTAAATATAAAGAGATAGCAGATAAATATGGTGTATCAATTAGCACAGTAAAATCTTGGAAGACAAGGTACAACTGGAACCGAAAAAGGCAAAAAAGTACGCGTACAAAAAAGGAAAAAGTACGCATACAAAATACTACCTCTTTTGATGAAGTTGAGCAGGTAGTTAAAGATGGTAATCTGACAGATGAACAGAGATTATTTTGCATATATTATGTTCGCTGTTTCAATGCAACCAAGGCATATATGAAAGCCTATGGTGTTAAGTATAATGTTGCAGCAGTCTCAGGCTGCAGATTGTTGCAAAAGGAAAAGATAAGAAATTGTATAACAGAGTTAAAGCAAAACCGATTAAACAGAGAAATGCTGTCAGAGGAAGACATATTTCAAAAATACATGGATATTGCTTTTGCTGACATAACCGACTATGTAACCTTTGGTCAGGAAGAAACAGATGTTATTGGTGCATTTGGTCCTGTAAAGATTAAGGATGAAGATGGCAACGAGAAAGTATTAAGACAGAAACTAAATGTTGTTAAGTTTAAAAACTCTGATGAAGTAGATGGTACTTTAATATCAGACATTAATTTGAAGAATTCATCAGTAAAGCTTTTAGACAGAATGAAGGCCCTTGATTGGCTGGCAAGTCATATGGATATAGCAACATCTGAACAAAGAGCAAGAATAGAGCTTCTTAATGTTCAAGTGGATAGAGCAACAGGCAAGGCAAATGAAGATGAATTATCAAGAGTAGATGAATTGTTAATGCAGATTAAGAAGCAGGCAGGTGATGTTGATGGTTCTAAGTGATAAACAGATGGAGTTTGTTAAGAACGCACATCACAGATATAACATTAAGACCGGGGCAACACGTTCCGGTAAATCCTATATGGATAACCTATATACCATACCATCAAGAATCAGAGATAGAGTAGGCAAGGATGGACTTAATGCAATCATAGGAGTTTCAAAAGGAACTATTGAAAGAAATGTTTTGCAACCAATGAGAGAAATATATGGTCCTAAACTAATTGGGGATATAGGTTCAAATAACATTGTAAGTATCTTTGGAGATTATGCTTACTGTCTTGGTGCTGAAAAAGTAAGTCAGGTATCAAAACTTAGAGGTTCATCCCTTAAATATGTTTATGGTGATGAAGTTGCAGAGTGGAACAAAGAAGTATTTGAGTTATTAAAATCACGTATGGATAAGCCATACAGTTGTTTTGATGGTGCATGCAACCCTGATAATCCCAGCCATTGGTTTAAGAAGTTTCTTGATTCTGATGCAGATATATATTGCCAGCAATACACAATATTTGACAATCCTTTTTTACCAAAGGAGTTTGTTGAAAATCTGTGCAATGAATATAAAGGCACTGTTTATTATGACAGATACATAAGAGGTTTGTGGGTTGCAGCAGAAGGGGCAGTATACAAGCTGTTTAATGATGCACAGACACAAATACCTAATCCTTTTAAGGTTTATGAGAAGCCAATAAACATAATGGAAATCAACATAGGTGTTGACTTTGGTGGAAGTGGTTCAGGACATGCGTTTTGTGCCACAGGTTATACAAGGGGCTATATGGATATTGTTCCATTGGCATCTGAATGGGTGGACTGTTCACAGAATGACATAGACCCTGAAAAACTTGGAAAGTTGTTTGTTGACTTCTGTTTAAAGGTATTAAATTTATATGGCTATATAACACATGTGTATTGTGATAGTGCAGAGCAGACATTAATAGCAGGCTTAAGAAGTACAGCAAGAAAGAATGGATTAGGCTGGTTAAGAATAGAAAATGCAATGAAGATACCAATTAATGACAGAATAAGATTTGTTCAGAGAATGATGGGACAAGGCAGATTCAAATACATGGGACAGCATTGCAGGTCATTGGAAGATGCTTTATGTGGAGCATTATGGAATCCAAAGAATTTAACAGAAGATGAACGATTAGATGATGGCACAAGTGACATTGATTCACTAGATGCCTTTGAATATACATTTGAAAGAGATATTAGTAGATTTATCAGATATGAATAGAGGTGTAAGGTATGAGATTTTCAAATATGGTTAGCCAAATAGGCAAGGTATTAAATAATAATTCCGAAGCACCGGTTGATTTATCCTACCTTGCTACAATGGCAGGCCATATTGAATTATGGAGTGCAATGTATGAGGGTAAATCTCCCTGGTTAAAAAAAGGTGATGAAAGTTGTAATCTTCCTGCAAGTATAGCGCAGGAGATAGCAAGATTAGTTACTCTTGAACTTAAAAGCGAGTGTACCGGAAGTGAGAGGGCGGATTACATAAAACCTTATTATGCTAAAGCTTTGGAGAATTTAAAAAAATATGTGGAATATGGCTGTGCCAAAGGTAGTTTAGTGTTTAAACCATATACAACTACAAATGGTTTGGCTGTGCAATACATTCAGGCAGATTGTTTCTTCCCGGTATCTTTTGATGATTCAGGAAACATAACTGACTGTGTTTTTACAGAGCAGTTTAGAAAAAGCAAAAAGATATACACAAGATTGGAAAGAGACATTATAGAAGATGATACTTTAACAATAATTAATATGGCTTTTGTAAGTTCCAACCCTGAAATATTGGGAACACAGGTTGACATTAAAGAAGTTGATAAGTGGAAGATGCTGGAGAATGAAGTCAAGTTCAAGAATGTAAGCAAGTTACCATTTGGCTTTTTTAAAGTACCTTTGGCAAACACAGTAGATTCCGCATCACCAATAGGTGTTTCGGTGTATTCTAAAGCAATTGATTCAATAAGATTGGCAGATGAAAGATATTCGCAGATTGATTGGGAATTTGTTTCAAAGGAAGCAGCAGTGCATATTGCAGAAAGCTTACTTAAATATGATAAGGAAGCAGATAGATATGAATATCCTGGTGGAAAGAATAGATTGTACAGAACTCTTGAATATAGTTCAGGTGCAACAGATAAGCCACTTATGGACACATATTCTCCTGATATAAGAGACCAGAGTTTATATAACGGATTTAACAATCAGTTAAAGCGTGTAGAATTTGATTGTAATTTGGCTTATGGAACACTTTCAGATCCGAACAATGTGGATAAAACAGCAGAAGAAATTAAAACAAGTAAGCAACGTTCTTATTCAATGGTTTCTGATACACAACTTGCTTTACAGAATGCATTGAAAGATTTAATAGATGCTATGGACTTCTGGGTAAGCATATACGGACTGGCTCCTGAAGGAGATATTAATACTTCCTTTGAATGGGATGATAGTATTGTTGTTGATTCAGAAAAAGCACGTTCTACAGACAGAGCAGATGTTGCTATGGGAGCAATGACCTTGGTTGAATACAGAATGAAATGGTATGGCGAGACAGAAGAAGTTGCAATGCAGAAGTTAGCAGGGCAACAAGAGGATGGTGAGACATCAGGAGATGATGAATAGTGTACAAATCAGATGAAATAGACTTATTTCCAAAAGAAATTGAAAAGATATATTCCTGTTTGGAAAATGAAATAATGAATGACATTATAAGAAGAATTGCAAAAGCAGGGGAGCTAACTAGAACAGCTGATTGGGAATTAAGTAGATTGTACAATATGGGAGCCAATAAAATTGATATAAAGAAGCACATACAAGAAGCATTAAATCTAAGCGAAGCTGAAATAAATCTTCTTTATTCAAACACCTTAAAGGAAGGTTATTTGAGAGATGAATCCTTATATCAGGCAGTTGGGCAGGAGTTTATACCATTTGAGGAAAATGTTGAATTGCAACAACTAATAGAAGCCACTAAAGAGCAGACAGCAAAGCAATTAAAGAACATTACTAGGACAATAGGATTTTCAGTAAAACAACCAAATGGTAGGAAAAAATTCAAAACAGTGGACAATTATTTCAAAGATACAATGGACAATGCAGTTATGCATGTGTTAAATGGAACATTTGATTATAACAGCATAATTAAAAGAACAACTGATGAAATGAGTAAAAGTGGTGTCAGAAGTATTAACTATGATTCCGGAATATCCACAAGAATAGATGTGGCTGCAAGAAGAGCAATACTAACAGGAGTAAATCAGGTCACTGGAAAAATAAGTGCTAATAACATGCAGAAACTTAATACAGAATTTGTTGAAACAAGTTGGCATTCCACTGCAAGACCAACACATCAGGTGTGGCAGGGAAGAGTATTCTATTGGGACAGAACAAATCCAAATGCAGAAAAGGAGGAAGATGGTGTTCTTTATAAATCATTTATTAGAGAAACAGGTTATGGTGAAGTTGATGGACTTTGTGGAGCAAACTGTAGACATACGTTTTATCCATTTATTCCGGGCATTTCTGTAAGAACGTATACAGATGAACAGCTTGAAGAATTAAACAAACAGGAAAACGAAAAAAAGGAATACAACGGTAAGGAATACAACAAGTATGAAGCCACGCAGTATCAACGCAGACTTGAAACATTAATGAGAAAATATAGGCAGGACATTAACTTGTTAAAACAATCAGGTTTAAAAGATGATTCAGATGAGGTAATAGCTGCAAAGTGCAAATATCAGACAATGTCACAAAAATATAGTGATTTCTGCAAGAAGATGGGATTGTGTGAACACAGAGACAAAGTTAATGCTGATGGGTTAAAAGATATTGGACATGGAATAAAGAAAAATGAAGCAAATGAATTAAAAAATGGTGCGATAATTGGAGAAAAATCAGGTACAAAGTCTGTTGAAAAAAGCTCTAACTCTGATATAATTAAAAATATAACAATTGATGATTTTGAAGATGCAGCTTTAGGGAAGGAAATACAACAGGAAATCCTAAATGTTATTAATGATAACTGCAAAGATAAGGGAATGTTCTTTAATGAAGTTTCTATTGAAAAGATACCAGATGAAGATGGTAAAAAAGTTTTGTTACAAACAGAGCCATATTTTGGTGGTCAGCGTGTTTTAACAAGATTGAAAATCAATGAAAATGTATTTATGGGCAGAAGTCTTAACGAAATTAATAAACAGATTAATGAATCGCCTAATATAGTGGCAAATAATTTACAAGAAGCAGTTTGGCATGAAAATGGACATGCTAAAACATATTTTAATAAAACGATTGATGAAGTAGAAGAAATTAACAATGAATTAGATAATATACATTTTGATAATTTGTCTCCTACTGCATCACAGAATGGTAGTGAATTAATTGCAGAAGTTGAAGTTTTATTAAAACGTGGAGAAGAAGTTCCTAGAGAAGCAATAGACATATATAAAAGATATATTGGAGGTTAGGTATGCAATGTATTAATACACCATGTGATAGATGTCAAAATAAAAGAAAAGAAATGGTTAATAAATATCATCCTACATGTAATGCATTTCCTGATGGAATACCTTATAAATTTTTAAGGGAAAACAACGTTATGCAAATTAAAGAATGCAATAATGGAATAGGATTTAAAGAGAAAAAATAGATGCCATCTAGTCGGATCATATCAGATTAGGTGGTATTTTTATACCCAAAAGGAGAAATTATGGATAATTTCAAAGCAGTGTACAAGATTCTATCAACCTTGGAAAAAGCAATGGATTTGCCTGAATTTGACATTTCAGCAATTAATTATAAAACACTTGGAGTATCAAAGGAACGTTGGTCGCGTTACATAGAAATGATGGTTGATGTTGGTTATATTAAAGGTGTAAGAGTTGGCACAAACATAACAGGAGAAACCATTGTTGAGTGTGACAACATAAGAATTACCTTAAAAGGGTTAGAATACTTACAGGAAAATTCAATAATGAAGAAAATCTATAATGCAGCAAAAGGCATTAAGGAGATAACACCGGGTTTATAAATTTAATAGTTATTAATTAAGGACTTAGAGATAGGTCCTTTTTTTATACCATAAAAACAACAAAAGGAGGTACATTATGGCAACGTCAGTACAGATTACATTAATCATTTGTGCGACAATATTATTGCTCACATTAATGGGAAAAAAGAAATAAAAAGAAAAGAATTGGTGGTCTTATGACTGCCTTTTTTACATTGGTCAGATGATTAGACCTAAAACAGTCAACTTTGGTGGGTAGTAAACACCTAAAAATAACTTAAGAAAGGAATTAGAAAAAATGCGTAAAGAAGATTTACAGGCACAGGGTCTTACAGAAGAGCAGATTGCTTTTGTGTTTGCTGAAAATGGCAAAGATGTTAATGCAATTAAAAGTGAAAGAGACCAGTTAAAAACACAGTTGGAGAATACACAGGAAACTTTAAAAAGTTTTGAAGGTGTAAATGTTTCTGAGTTGCAAAATAAAATAACAACTCTTACAGATGAAATAGCAACAAACAAGGCTAATTATGAGAAGCAGATAGCAGATAGAGATTTTACAGACCTGGTAAAAGGTATTGCTAGCGAATACAAAGCCAGAGACATTAAGGCAGTAATGCCATTTCTTGATGTTGAAACTCTCAAATCAAGCAAAAATCAGGACAAGGACATAAGAACAGCTTTTGATGGAATGGTTAAAGAACAGAGTTATTTGTTTGAATCAGACAAAAAAGTTCCTTATGTGGTTAGTTCAACACCGGGACCAATGCAGGGTGGAACAGATCCTGACGATAAGAAAGCAAGAGCAAATGAAGCCATTAGAAGTTTAATTGCAGGACAATAAAAAAAGAAAAGGAGATAAGACATGGCAACAAATATTATTAGTAGAGAAAATGCGGAAGCAATTATCCGTGAACAGATTGTAGATGCTATTGCACAGGACACACCAAAGTCATCAACATTTATGGCTATGGCAAAGAAATTACCTAACATGACATCTAAACAGACACGTATTAGAGTATTAGACTTTTTACCTACAGCATATTGGGTAAATGGTGATACAGGAATGAAGCAGACTTCAAAGCAGGCTTGGGACAACGTATGGTTGACAGCAGCAGAACTTGCAGTAATTGTACCTATTCCTGAAGCAGTTCTTGATGATGCAGAATTTGACATTATGGGAGAAGTAACACCAAGAGTAATTGAAGCTATTGGTCAGAGAGTTGATAGTGCCATTATCTTTGGTGAAAACAGACCTGCAGAATGGCAGAACGACATTATTACATTAGCAAGACAGGCAGGCAATAATGTTTCACTTGGTTCAAATCCAAATTACTATGACAAGATTCTTTGCGAAGACGGAGTATTTGCAAAGGTTGAAGATGACGGCTATTCAGTAAGTGGTGTTATTGCATCAACTAACATGAAAGCAAAATTAAGAGGTATCAAGGATAGCACAGGACAGCCTATCTTTGTTAAATCAATGCAGGATGCAACATCTTATGCTCTTGACGGAACACCAATGCAGTTCCCTGTTAATGGAGCATTTAATAAGTCTATTGCACAGTTAGTAGCAGGAGATTTCTCTCAGGCTGTTTATTCAATTAGACAGGATGTTACTACAAAGATTTTAACAGAAGGTGTTATTCAGGACCCATCAACAAAGGAAATTGTATACAACCTTGCTCAGCAGGATATGGTTGCTCTTAGAGTAGTATTCAGAATGGGTTGGGCTCTTCCAAATCCTGCAACACGTATGGATGAAGACAGAGTTGGTTGCCCATTTGCTTACTTAGAACCAGCAACAGCTGTTACAACTCAGACAGCAACTTTTACAGTTAAGGATGATACACCTGAATCAGCTGTAGCTATTAAAGGTGCAAGAGTAAATGTTAATGGTTCAAACATTAAGACAAATGTTTCTGGTGAAGCAGTCTTTAATTTAAGACCTGGAGTATATCCATATTCAGTAACAGCAAAGGATAAAATCAAGGTAACAGGTACAGTTACTGTAGATAATGAGGCTGTAACTCAGGATGTGACAATGATTGCAAATAAATAGTCGGGGGAGGTGATTGCAATGCAATATACCACTTATGACTATTATAGTAACAATTATTGCAGTGGGGAACCGGTAGTAGATGCTGCCGTTTTCCCTAAACTGTTACTTAAATCACAGAGTATCATTGATATGTATACCTTTGACAGATTAAAGAATGCTGATATATCAGAAGAAGTTCAAAACTGTTGCTGTGAATTAGTAGAAAGCATTAATGCTTATGAGAACAGATTAAATGAAAATCCCAGAGGAATATCCAGCGAGAAAATTAAAAACTATTCTGTTACTTATGAATCAGCAGAAAACATGAAAAGAAAGTTTGAAGATGATTCACTTAACATAATTCACAGATGGCTTGGTAGAACAGGACTTTTATTTAGGGGGTGTTAATTATGTATACAAATGGCATTTTTACACACTTTGAAAAGAAGTCTAAATATAAGAAAACTTTATATGAAGCATATATTGAGAATTCAAGTAGCAGCAGTTACTCAAAGGATGGTAAGGTAAAGAATTATTCTTTGTTTCTTGCAGTGCCTACCACAAAAGAATTGCCTTTTTCAGAAGGGGATTTAATTGTGGTTGGTAATTGCTCCCTTAACATAGATACATCATCAGAAAAGGCAGAATCAACTACATACAAGGAACTTAACAGTAAGTATAAGGTATACAGTATAAAATCTGTAGAGCCTTGTCTTATTGGAAGTAAAAGAATGTGGCATTACGAGTTAGGATGTGATTAATATGGATGAAGTTATTAGGTTCAATGATAAAGACTTTTTCCACGCACTTGAAGAGAAGAAAAGAATGTTTGCGGTTGGAAGTAAGATGCAGCAATTTGTTGACAGCGAAGTATTAAAATTGATGAATCCATATACTCCGATGGACACAGGTGCGTTGGTTCAGTCTGCTACCAATGGAACAGTAATAGGAAGTGGGAAAATACAGTACACATCACCTTATGCAAGATACTTGTATTATGGTGAAGTATATGGCCCTAATATTCCAATAAAAGAGAAGGGGCAGGTAGTTGGTTATTGGTCACCACCAAAGAAAGCACCAACAGGAAGACCACTTACTTATTCGACAGAAAGACATCCTTTAGCTGGTAAGTTATGGTTTGAAAGAATGAAAACAGATCATAAGGAAGACATTCTAAAAGGAGCAATGAAAATAGCAATGGAAGAGGGTAACAAATGAATATAATTGAGTTAGTTAGGCAGTTATTAACAGACTATCCACATATGAGTGAATTTACAAACAACATTCATGTTGATTTCACAGACAGTGACGAAAAATCAGATTTTGGACTATCATCCACAGGTGATAGCAAGATAAAAGAAGATATTCTTGGAAATCAAACAAGAAGACATAGCTTTGTGCTGTATGCAGTTAATCAGGCATTTAATGATTATGACAGACTTGCAAACAGCACTTTTTTATTGGAATTGTCACACTGGCTAGAGAATATAGACCAGGGCGAATACCAAATTGAAGAAACTATTAATCAAAGCATATATAAAGGCACATTGCAGTCAATAGAATGTGCCAATGCAATGATGTACCAAATTCCTACAGGAGACATTCAAAATGGAGTTATGTATCAATTGCAGTTATATGCAACATACACATTAGGAAAGGAATAGACAATGAAGTTAAAAAGAAGTTATTTAATGCATTATATTGATGCAAGTTTTGGCGGCTCAGGTTCACCTAAATGGTTTTTGCTTGGAAAAGACATTGAAGAAATGTCAGTGGAATTAAATCCTGATACGGAAACAGTAAAAAACATTCTGGATGAAACATCAGTAAATGATAATGGATATGAGCCAAGTATGAGTGCTGATCCATACTATGCTAATCCGGATGATGCAATTTACGAACACTTAAGTAAGATTGCAATGAACAGACTTACAGGAGAAGACTGTAAAACAAAAATTCTTGAAGTGCTTATTGAAGGTGATACAGAATCAACCCACAAGGCTTGGACAGAAGATGTTGTGGTTAAGCCACAGAGTTACGGTGGTTCTCAGGGTGGAATTAACATTCCTTTTGATGTTACTTTCAATGGTAACAGAAAAGAAGGAACAGTTAAGATTGCAAGCGGTGTACCAACATTTACAGAAGGTGCAGCATCACAGGCACAGTCAGATTCTACAAAAGCGGTTAGTAAATAATTTTTCTTAGGGGCAGATTATTGCCCCTTTGTTTATTTGGAAAGGAGATAAGGACACAATGCAGAGTATTAGTTTTGATGAAGGATATAAGGAATTTGCCATAAATGGTGATGAAAACAGAGTAATACGTTTTAATCCTAAAGACTTTGGTATTTTAACCAGAATGGAAGAAACATTTTCTGATTTTGGAGAATTGGAACAGAAGTTAAAAGACAGTACAGAAGAGAACTTCACATCAGTGTTAAAAGAAGCAGAAGAAACGGTATATGCAAAAATGGATTCCATTTTCAATGCAGATGTACATGACATTATATTTAATCATCAGTCACCAATATCTTTGGTTGGTGGAGAATTTTTGTTTATGCGTGTAATCAATGCAATAGTTCCTATTGTTGAAAAGGAAGTTAAGAAAGAAATGCAGGCATCTGAAAAGAGAATGAGCAAATATACAGGGAAGTATAACAAATGATAGGAGAATTACCACAGAGCATAGAGGTTGGTGGAGTTAATCAGCCAATACGCACTGATTTTAGAGACATACTTACTATTTTTGAAGCCTTTAATGATTCAGAATTGTCTCAGGAAGAAAAAATAATGGTTTGTCTTAGAATAATGTATGTTGATTTGGATAAGATGGATACGTCTTTGTATATGGAAGCATACGAAAAAGCTGTGAAATTCATAAATGTTGGTCAGGAAGACAAAAGAGAAAATAATAGTCCTAAACTTATGGACTGGGAACAGGATGAACAGTTAGTTTTTGCAGCAATTAACAAGGTGGCAGGAACAGAAGTAAGAACTTTTGAATACATGCATTGGTGGACCTTGATGGGTTACTACATGGGAATAGGCGAAAGTCTTTTTGCTGATGTAGTAAACATAAGAACAAAGAAACTAAATCATAAAAAACTTGAAAAGTATGAACAAGATTTCTATAAGAAAAATAAGGATTTGGTGGATTTGAAGACTAGATACACAAAGGAAGAATTAGAAGAACGAGAAGAGGTAAAGAAGCTGCTAGGTTTATAGTGGCTTTTTTTAATGGGTGAAAATATGGCAGATGGATATTTAAATTTTAATACAAAAATAGATGATACAGATTTCAAAGCCGGTATAAAATCAATGGGTTCGTCTGTCCAGGGATTAAAAGGTGTTTTGAAATCTCTTAGTAGTTCTGTAAAAAGTGCATTTGATGTAGATACTTCTGAAACATCAAGTAAGATGATGTCGTTAGAAGAGCAACTGCGTAAAGCAGAGATAGAATTAGAGAATGCGACAAGGAAAAAAGAGGAGTTTGCTAATACACAAATACCAACAGAAGAGTATGCTGCAGTGGAAAAGGAAGCTCAAAAGTTGGAACAAAAATTATTAAGTTTATTGGATAAACGAGAGAGATTTGAAGATACTGGTGGAAATCAAAACAGTAGAACATATCAGCAAATGGGATATGATATTGATGTTGTGGAGAAGAAACTAGAATCCGCAGAAGCTGAAATGTGTAGGCTCAACGAAGAAGGCAAAAAGTTTACTATGGGTAGTGACACTTCACAGTTCGATACTTTTACAAAAAAAGCTGATAATGCACAAGGAAAAGTAAATATTCTAAAACAAAGAATTGCAGAATTATCAGCCAAAGAGAGTGAAGCAGGCAGTGCGGGTACATCAATGTCTGAAAAGGTATCAACAGCAACAAAGTCATTAGGTGGAAAATTTGCTTCATTGGTAAAAAAGGTTGGTTCAGTGGGAAGTGCTATTTCCAAAAATTCAGGCTCCATTTCCAAAAATCTGAATCCTGTTCCTAAAATGGTAAGCAATGTTGGAAAGAAAGTTGATGGCTTAGGTAAAAAACTAGGTGGAATGGTTAAGAAAGTTTTTATTTTTTCAATGATGACTAAGGCACTCAGAGCATTAAGGTCTGCATTGCAAAGTGTAATTTCAGCAGATGGAGACATGGCAAATTCACTTTCACAGATTAAAGGAAATCTTCTTACAGCATTTGCACCATTATACAGTTTTATATTGCCCAGTATTAAGGCAGTATTGTCAGCGTTGGTTACTTTCTCGAACTATTTGGCAAATGTTATGTCTTCAATATTTGGAAAGACAATTGAGCAAAGTAAAGCACTTGCACAAAATCTGTATAAGAATTCACAGGCAACAGATAAAGATACAAAATCTACAAAGAAAAACACAAAGGAAAAAGAACGTCAGTTGTCAGGATTAGATCAGATGCATAAGTGGGAGAGCAATAAAGATAATGATTCCGATAAGGATACAAATTCAGGTTCCAGTACGGCTCCATCATTTAATGCAACTGCAATGGATGTACCAATAGTGGATAAAATAAAGGATTTAATTAGTGCTGATGATTGGGAAGGTGTAGGTAAATTGATAGCCACAAAGCTCAACAAAGCATTGAAAAAAATACCTTGGTCTAAAATACAAAAAACAGCAGCAGATATTGCAACAAAATTGGCAAGACTGTTAAATGGATTTTTCTCTGTAATGGATTTAGCAGATACATTAGGAAACACCGTGGCTCAGGCATTGAATACCGGTTTAATATTTGCATACAACTTTCTGACAACCTTTGATTTTGTGCAGTTTGGAGCTTTTATTGGAACAAGCATAAATTCATTTATAAAGAATTTTCAATGGGACTTGTTAGGAAAAACATTAGGTGAAGCAGTTCAGGGTGCTATTGATACTGCATACGGCTTTGTGACAACTTATGAATGGGGAAGTTTTGCAAGTGGAATAGCAACTACAATAAACAATTTCTTTTCAACCATAGATTGGAGTGAAGCCGGGGAGACTGTAGGAACTGCAATTATTGGAATTTTTACAGAAATAAGTACTTTCCTGGCAGAAGTTGATTGGGAATCAATAGGTACAGACATAGGAACATTCCTCGCAAACATAGATTGGGATTCAATCATATCAAGCCTTTTCGATATTGTAGTAGAAGCTGTAAAAGCAGGATGGGGAATACTTAAAGGAGCAGTTGAAGGCTTTATAAGTGATGGCCTGACACCTGCAAAAACAGGTTTCCTAACACTTGGTACAGTTATTTCCGGAATAAAAATTGCAGGACTTGCAAACAAATTTTCAGACTTCTTAGATAAATTAGCACCAGTTAAAGATGGTTTGAAAAAGTTAGCGACAGAAGGATTTGATGCAGTAAAAGATGGAGTGTCTAAAATGAAAGGTGCGCTATCAAGTGCAAAAGATACTTTGAAAAAATTAGCAACAGAAGGATTTGATTTAGCAAAAGATGGGGCATCTAAGATGAAAGATGCATTTTTGACAGCTAAGGAAACAGCTAAAGAGCTTGTAACAAAACTATGGGACTTAACAGAACCATTAAGAGAAAGTGTAAAGCAGATAGCATTGAATACGGCGGAATGGGTTAAGAATAATGCACAAACAGCACTGGCTACAATAAAGACCGGATTGCAGACTGCGGCAACATGGTTATTAAATGCTGCGCAGAGTGCATTAAATTTTGTTATGAACATGAATCCAATAGCAAAGGTAGCTATAGTAATTGCTGCATTGGTTGCAGCTTTTGTTTTACTTTGGAATAAGTGCAAGGCTTTTAGAGATTTCTGGAAAGGTTTATGGAGTGGAATTAAGGATATTGCATCAAGTGCTTGGAAAGCCATAAAAGAGTTTTTTGTTAGTGCATGGAAAAAAATTAAGTCAATATGGAGTGCATGTAAGCCTTATTTTTCAGCGATATTTAAAGGAATTAAAAAAATATTTGCACCAATTGTTGAGTTCTTTAAATCTACATTTAAGAATGCTCTGGATGCAATTAAATCTGTATTTTCAACTGTAAAGGATTTCTTTAGCGGAATTGTAAAAGGCATAAAGAATATATTTAGTGGATTTATAGATTTCATAACAGGAGTGTTTACAGGTGATTGGAAGAAGGCTTGGAATGGAGTTAAGAAAATCTTTAAAGGTGTATGGGATGTATTTTATTCAATAGTTAAGGCACCTATTAACTTGATTATTGATGGAATTAACTTCTTATGGAAAGGAATTTATACAGCTGTTAAAGGTATTGTTGATTCTATAGGAAGTGTTGCAGGCGCATTAGGAGATATATTTGGAAAGGATTGGCATTTTAAGATGCCAAAGAATCCACCAACAATTCCAAAACTTGCAACAGGAGCAGTTATCCCACCAAATCAGGAGTTCCTTGCAGTGTTAGGTGATCAGAAGAGAGGAACAAACATTGAAACACCTGAAAATCTGTTAAGACAGATTATGAGAGAGGAACTTGGAAATATTAAAACTTCAGGTGGTGGAAATTATGAATTTGTTGCACAGATTAATAGAAGAACATTATTTGATGAAGTAATAAAGGAAGGAAAACTGAGAAAGAAGACTACAGGCAGAAATGCATTCCAGTTTTAGGTGAAGAGCATGGCACAGCAGAAGATAAAATTTGCAAAGATTGGAAGTAATGATTGGGTTGAAATTGCGCAGCCTGATGAAGAATTAAAGTTCAGTTGGGAGACCACATATAGCGAAGATAGTGGTAGAAGTCAAACAGGGGAAAATTATGTTAAGCCTCTGTTTACTGTTGAGGCATACAGTTATAGTAATACTCAAGGTCTAACTATTAAAGAAGTTTCTACAATACTAAAATTTATTGCAAAAGGTAAAAAGTTTAAGGTTTGGCATTTTAGTCCTTATTATGGCGAATGGAGAAGTGATGAATTTTATGTAGGTCAGGGTGATATGGTGCTAAAACGATTAAAGAAAGGCAAGGAAGAATATAGTGAGTTGTCATTCCAATTAACAGGAGTGAAACCTATATAGGTGGTTTTATGAAACAGGTAAGTGATTTTTTCTTAAAATCTTATAATGAAGGAACATTAGATAAATACTATGTTAGTGATTTGACTATATGTACTGTAGATAACGAGATAATTCAAATACCAAGCGAGAATGTCAGCATAAACAATAATATTTTTACAAGTGGTGGTGATGAAAATGGCTTTTTACTTGGAAAAGTTATTTTAGATACACTTCAACTTGAAATCATAAACAATAACTACTTATATGACAGTGTTAATTTTACTAATGCCAAATTAAGCTGCAAGGTTATGTGTGATATTGAAAATGACGAAGTTGTTACGGAAACATTTGATTTGGGAAATTGGATTGTAATATCCCCTGAAGTTAATGGAAATTATATTACATTAAATATGGCTAGAATATATTCAAACTGTGCAAGGCCTGCATGGAGTAAATTTACATTGAAGCATGAAGTATTAAAAGCAAAGACAGTGGTACAGAAAGTTTGTGATTATTTAGGACTTGAGCTTGTTAATTATGAGCCTGTTTGTGATAATGCTAAGTTCCTTTTTGCATCTGATGAATTTTACACAATGAATAATGATATTAGTACATGTATCCAAATTTTAGAAGTAATGGCTTATTTCGCAGCAGGTTACATCTACATAGATATTAATGGGAAATTAAGCACAACAACTTATTCAATGGATTTATTGGAAAATGAAATTAAATCCAGCTATTGGGGTGGTGTGTTTGATGAAGCAGAAAATCTGTATATGTCAGGAGATAAGTTGAATGGTGGCTATTTTACAAGTAATGAAAATACAGAAATAAAAACTCCTAAATTTTCAAATTTAGACAATATAATTCACATTCCTAGCAAAATAATATTTAATTTTACTCACAATACAGAATACACAAGACCTACGGGTATTAAATACGGTTATAGTGGGACATCCGTAAATAATGGTGAAAGTGTAACCGGAACGATAACCACTATAGCTCCTAATAAAAGTGCATTAGTGTCATTAGAAGATTACTATAAAGAACTAGTATTTACTAATGTGGATAACAAAGGAACAGACAGTGTACATGTTATTTTATATGATGAAAAAGATCAACAATTATTAGATACGTTGGTAAAAAGTAATGGCAGAATTGAATTGTATAATAATCAATATCATGCAAAAAAATTCCGTATTTATTCAACAGCTAAACCTAATAATGGAAACATAAAATTCGCTACGCCTAACAAGAGTTCAGCAATAACAAATAATAATTACAACAGAATGAAAATTACAGGAATAAAGGACAGGTTAGGAAGAAATTACAGTAACATAACAGTGTATTTATATCCTTATGGAGTAGCAAATGCACAACAATATGAAAAAAAGTCTGTTAAGTTGAATGAAGAAATATCAATAAAGGATAGAAAGCAGATTGTATTTTACAAAGGAGAGAATGTTTCTAAAACAGTTAGTTATGCAGGAACAATTACAGGTGGCATTATTTCCACAGGCAACTATACTGAAATAACTATTAATTCTTTTACCAACTGTTCTTATGTGGAAGTCACATTGTTAAAATCTAATAATGTAAATGACACTGTAGGGAAAACATATAAGGTTACGAAAAGTACAAAGATACCACTAACAAGTGATACAAAATATGTTTCAATACATACCAACGCCAATATATATAGTACCAAAAAGGTAAAATATACATTATGGTATTCAGACTTTACGGTGTCATACACACTGAACAGTTTAACCAGTGCGTCTTATACGGCAATTGGAAAAGTTGAAACAAATAGTAGTAATGAAAAAATAGAAGGCACATCTGATTATTTATTGGATGTGTCTTCTTTAAATTATCCGGCACAGCTTGAAAAACAAGATTCGGATGCGCAGGCTATTGCAGAGCAGGTTTTGAAAAGAATACAATTTCCATTTTTGATATTTGAATGTGATATTGTGGGAACTCCAATAATAGAAGTCGGAGACATAGTAGCATTACCTGATGTAAGTGGAAAGGTTTATTACTCATATGTAACCAATGTAAGTTTCAATCTTAATGGATTTACAACAATTAAGTGTGTAGCAAGCGAAGTAGAAAAATAAGGAGGATTTATGGCAATACAATTTAGACGTGGGGATTATGATGATTTTGATAAAACAAAATTGCAGGAAGGAGAGCTTGCAGTTGTTGTTAGAAATGATCCAAACACATTAAGTGGAAAAGCAGTATACATATGTTATGCAGCAGGTGATGAAACACAGGTTAAAAGACTAATACATTCGGAAGATTATGAAAATGATTTTGAAGAGTTAAGCGCTGAACTAAGAACAGAAGTCAATGAGATGGTAAGTGGTTTAGAGTTAGACGAAGCAATTGTTAAAAAAGCTTTTGAAGAGTTAAATATTGATACTGATGCTTTTCTGAAACAGAGTGTAATAACAGTAGCTACAGATTGGAACACATTGACTGATACAGGTATTTATCATATTAAGACAACAGCTTGTACGAACTGCCCTACAACTAACTGGGGAACTTTGTATGTAAGTGGTGAAGGTACTGTATTCCAAATATGGATTCCTGATGTATCGTTGGACAGCATATATAAAAGATATAAGAGTAGTGGATGGAGTGCTTGGACTAATTTGACATCACCAGATACCGGATGGCAAAACATTACAAATTTTGGTTCTAATATAGCCTGTGCAAGTAATTATCGTTGCAGATATAGACGTGTTGGAAAAGTTGTTGATTTACGAGGGGTTATTACTGCAAGTGCAGCAATAGACACAACAACCTCATCTACATTTTATAAGATATTTACATTACCATCAGGCTACCGACCTGCGGATCCGTTGTATCGCATTTGTGGTGACCTTGGTTCAGGTAAGTATTGGTTAATGATAATTAATGTAAGTGGAAATGTAGTAATTGCAAAATATAGTGGTGGTTCTACTATTCCTATTAATACAAGCTTATCATTTTCAGTATCTTTTATTATAGGTTAATAATTTAAGGAAAGGCGGTTAATAATGAAAAAAAGAGTTTTTAAGAAAACATATCCTGTGCAATATATGTATCCTGAAAATACGGATGTTTATCAGTATGTAGAGGATACCTATATTATATTTGAAGGTGTAATTGATAATACAAAAATCTGTTTTTATAGTAGAACAGCTTCTGTTTTAAGAAAAACCACAGATGGTGGAAAAAACTATGAGGAAGAACAGGACAGTTCACTTGTAACAAGTTATTTTACAACTTTGGGTGTAGACTTTGACGATATTATCGAAAGTATAATCCCTTCAAATGATGGAATGGTTAAGGAAATTACAGAAAAATTGTAATTTTTATTAAGAGAAAATTTATAAGTAAGTGCATTTAGGACCGTAAACATAAGGTCTTATTTTTTTACAGCAAAATAAAGAAAAGGAGTACAAATATGAAACACATTAAAGAAATCGTAACAGCAATAGGAAGCATGTTGTCTTCCATATTAGGAATATTATACATTCCTACATTATTAATGGTGCTTTGTAACGTTATTGACTACGGAACAGGCTTAATGGCTGCAAAGTACAGAGAAGATGGAACCATAAGTTCATACAAGAGCTTTAGGGGAATTGCAAAGAAAGTGTCAATGTGGCTGTTGGTAGTTGTAGGTGCAGTAATAGACCAACTGATTTTGTATGCATCACAGACAGCAGGAATAACACTTCCGTTTACGTTCTTGGTAAGCTGCATAGTGGCAATATGGATTACATGCAATGAACTGATAAGCATTTTAGAAAACATAGTAGATATTGGAGTTGAAATACCATCTTTTCTGATGCCATTAGTTAAGAATATAAAGAGCCAGACAGAAGAAAAGATACATATGGATGATGAAGAAAGTGAGGGATAATTAGAATGAAAGTATTTATAAGTCAGCCAATGAGAGATAAAACAGATGAGCAGATTAAGTCAGAAAGAGAAAAAGCAATTAAAGCAATAAGGGAAAAGCATAATGAAGAGGTAGAAATCATTGACAGCTTTTTTGAAAATGCACTACATAATGCAAAGCCATTGTGGTTTTTAGGTAAGAGCTTGGAACTTTTGGCAGATGCAGATATTGCATATTTCTGTAAAGATTGGGATAAATACAGAGGATGTAAGATTGAGCATACATGTGCAGAAGAATATGGAATTGAAGTGATGGAAAGTGAGGTGTAAATTATGGGATATAAGAATTTTAAGCAGAAAGATACTAAGTGGAACAAGAATTATTATTCTGGGGGAACAATTTCAGCACAAGGTTGTGGTCCAACATCTATAGCAGATGCAGTATATGATTTAGTCCCATCTATTACACCAGCAAAAACAGCAAAATGGATGGAAGATAATGGTTGTTCTTGTCACGGCTCAGGTACATATTATTCAGGTATGGTCAAGGCATTGAAGCATTATGGTTATTCTGATTCTGTACAGTTAAACTATACTTCTTTATATGGAAAGAAAAATGCAGCAGTTGTCACAGATTTCCTTAAGAAGATTAGAACAGACAAGTACATTGGTATAGCCTGTATGGGCAAGAGCATCTGGACTACATCAGGTCACTATGTCTTTGTCCGTGAAGTTACAAAAGACCATATTCATATTTACGACCCTTGGAACAGTGGTGGTAAATATGAAACAACAACAAGAGCAGAGTGGGAGCAGTATGTTAAGTATTTATTCTTGATTAAGAAGCCAATTAAGTACATCAAGACAACAAAAAACTGCCACAAGAGAAAAGCTCCAAAAGCATTAGCAAGAACTAAGAGTCTTGGCAAATTCAAAAAAGGTCAGAGACTTGCAGTGGATAAGGTTCAGGGTAAGTTTTATCACATAATGGGACATGACTGTTGGGTGTATAACGTAAATACAAAAGTTTGCAAATAAATTAAAAAAGGAGCATCAGTAAATGGTGCTCCTAATTTTTTATTTGATTTTATGCAACGCAAAATGCAACGCAAACGGTTTCAAATACAAGAAAAGCCCTTTA